ACCCGCCAGATGATGCAGCGGTGCTCCGCCGACGGCCAGCCCTGCAGGCTGAGCAGCGGGTCGCGCCTGCGCAGCTCCCGCTCGAGCGCGGCCGAGTCCATGCCGTCCTCGGCGAGCACCAGGCCGCTCGCGAGTTGCCGCTCGATCACGCTGCCTGCGAGAGGTTGTTCAGGTACACGATCGTGTTGCACTTGCCGACGCCGAGTTGCCACCTGTCGAGAAAGTCGGCCTCCTTCGCCAGTGTGCGGGTGAAGCGACGGAAGGTCGAGCCGTCGTCCTGGAGGAAAGTCGGGCCGGGCTGGTCACCGTAGATCTGGAACGAGGCCTTGTCGATCAGCTTGATCCCCTGCTTCGGGTGCGCGATGTCCTTCACCAGCGGGAACGGGTGATCGGAGCCGTCGTAGACAACCCCGTGGAAACCGCTCTTCAGGGTGCTGACTTGCGCGTCGTAGCGCACCGAGGCGTACAGGGACTGCTTGTAGAGGTCGATCACGGCCGGGTCGCCGATCGCGAAGTCCCAGCTGCCGAGACCGGAGCGCCGCCCGCGACGGACAGCGCCGTCCAGCATCTGCACCGACAGGGCGAGCGAGCTGGTGTCGCCGCCCCTGCCGTCGGTGCCCTGCCACCAGGCGTTGCCGGCGGCGGTCTTGTCGATCGTCTCGAAGGTGCCGGTGTTGCTTGCCGCCTGCACCAAGCCCTGCGCGCACAGAGCGCCGGGCGCGGTCGCCGTACCGGCGGCGCCATTCGACCACGAGCCGGGGATGTAGATCCCCTCGGTGGCGGCGTGGACGATGTTGCCGGAGCCACCGTCACCGGCCTGCTGCGTCGTCAGCCAGGTGATCACGCCAGTGGACTCGTTCACGCTCGAGATCTTCCTGCGTAGCCCCTGCCCCGGGTCGGCGCCGGTGGAGCGGGTGAGGACATCCCAGACGGTGCCGGGCAGCAGCTCGTCGAAGTTCGCCGGCTGCGTGCCGCCGGAGGCGCCGATCACGGTCGTGGTCAGGCTGGTGGCGGCGTCGGTGACCTGCGCCATCAGCCCGGTGCCGTCGCCGAGCATCTGCCGGTTCTCGAGCCGCGCGCAGGCTTGGCGGGCCGCTTTGATCAACTCCGCGACCGCCCTCGCCATCGAGTTGTCCATCGAGTCGCGCTCGACGTCGACGGTGATCGAGAACGGCACCAGTGTGCGCACGAGAGTGATGTGTGCCTCACTGACCGGCAGCGCGTGCGGCTGGTTCCACGTCGATGACTCCTGCACCTGCCCACCACCCGGGAGGCCGGCGGTGATAATGGCGTGCTTCACATATTTCCCGCTGAAAGTGTCCCGGCCGCTCGCCATCTCCTGCGTGATGCGGGTCACAGTCTGCTGGTAGTCGACCGACTGCAGGCTCTGGTCATAACCACTCAACTCGGCCAGGAACACCGCCTCGCTCGGAAAAACCTCGTACACGTTCCCTTGTGTTTCCATCAGAAACGGCTGCCATGTTGACAGTGCGTTATCTGCCAAGGTTTGTCACTCCTTTCACGTTCCGTTTTGGCAGCCGTTTATGGCGGCCTGTTTGATGGTGGTTCTAACCGTTCGGGAAGAACTTGCGGACGACCGCGTATGTGTCTGTCCCGAGCCCGCCGGTCGGGACGGTCTGCGCGCCGCTGACACCGCTGGGCGGTAGGCCGCGGGGCGCACCGGCGTTGGTGGTCAGCTGCTCGATCTGGCGGTCGTAGAACGCCTGACCGATCCGCTGCTCGTACTCGCGCACATCCCTGGCGGCCTGATCCAGGGCGGCGAGCGGGTCGCCGCCCTGCGTCATCAGGATCATGTTCGCCCGCGCGTAGGCGGCGTCACGGTCGAACTCGCCGCCGCGTTGCGCGAGCTGCTCGAGGTGCTCGAGCGCGAACTCCTCCGCCTGCGCCAGCCGGATCTCCTGCTCGAGCTGCTGCGTCCCTTGCATCCGGTAGCCGATGTAGGCGTCGAGGTCCTGCTGGAAGGTCTCACTGAACGGGTCGGGCGCCTGCGGCGGCTGGTAGCCGTACTGCGGCTGCTGCGCCTGCTGGAACATCTGCGCGTACTGCTGCAGCTGCGCCTGCGTCTGCTCCCACTCGGCCTGGGTCGGCCCGCTCCAACTCGGCTCCTCGACGGCCGGTGCTTCCGGCTCAACGGGTGGCTGCTCGGGTACGGGTTCACTCATGTGTTGCCTCCTCAGACATACGGATGGTCACCGATCACGAGCACGCGGGCGACGGTGCCGGTCTGGCCGGCGGTCGCGGTCTCGGTCGGTGCCGTGCCAGCGGCGGCGCTCGCCATCAGCCGCAGCTTGTTGTTCGGGATGTCCGGCGCGAGCACGTAGGCGGTGGTCGCGGAGCCCACCGCGGCCTGCGGGAAGATCGCGTTCACGGTCGACATACCGAACTGGCTCGGCGTGTAGGTGTCACCGCCGGCGGTATAGGTGCCGGAGAAGGTGACGTCGGCGAGAACCGAGCGGGCGACGCCGCCGAGCACCTGCCGTTTGACGATGGCAACGGTCACTGCGCCCATGGGCGCTCCTTTCTATCGGCCGTGCTTGTGTTTGAGCGAGTCGTTGTGGATGTCAGACAAGGTCGACCGCCCCCTGGTTGAAGCCGGTGCCGACCACCTCGACGTAGAGCCCACTCGAGAAGAACGGCATCGACGACTGCGGGTAGGCCTGGCTCGCCGAGCTCGTGGCGACCAGCTGCACCTGAAACAGGATCGGGCCGCCGTTGCCGTTGTGGAAGTTGATCGTCTGCGCGCCGGTGCCCTGGCTGACGTGCCAGGAGGCGAGCTTCTTCCCCTTGGTGGTGAAGTCGGTGGTGGCCGTGAAGGTGAGCGTCGCCATCTACTTGCCCTTGGCGGAGAGCTGCCCCATCTTCTTGGCGCCGTACTTCTTGCGCCCGATGTAGGCAGCGAGCGCCTTCGGGTTGCGGGCGCCCTTGGCGGCGAGCTGCTGGGTGAGCGCACTGAACCGCTGCCCGGAGCCGAGCGGTGGTTTGGCCATCTGCTTCTCCTTAGCTGAGGTAGGCGAGCTGAATCACCGACGGGGTTGCGCCGGTGGAGGCGAACTTGAAGACGGCGTCCTGGCCGACGAGGACGAGGTAGGGCTGGCTGGCGGCCTGCAGGATCAGCCCGGTGCCGGAGGTCGGGTCGCCGGAAGGGAGCAGCGTCCAGCGGCAGCTGGTCGTCTCGACGGTGATCAGCACGCTCGAGGTGCCCTTCGGGATCGTGGCGGTGACAGGTGTCGAGTTGTTGGCGCTCGTGAGGGCTTGCTGCCCGAGGCAGATGTAGGTCGATGGTTTCAGTAGCCGACACCTCCTCCGACCATCGCGACCAACTCGCCGACACTTTGCGCGTCGCGGCCGGGGACGACGGGCGTCACATGCACGGCGCCGATGGATGCGGTCGTTACCACGACCGCACTCAGCGCCTGCGGTGTCGTGACCGGATTGCGGATGTAGGTGGGCGTGAGTACAGCGCTCGTACTCACAGTTGCGTTGACAGTGAGCGGGTTGGTGACCCCGGCGTGCAGGTAGTTCGGGGTGAGCGTCGCGCTGCTCGTGACAGCGCTGGTGGTGGCCGTCTTCCGTGCCTGCTTGACGATCGCCGCGGCGCTCGTGAGCGTCACGGTCGCTGTCTTGCCGATCTGCTTGGCGACAGTCGCGGTGCTGGCGACGGCCGTCGCGGTAGCCGTCTTCGCGGTCTGCCTAGCGATCGTCGCCGTGCTGACGAGCGTGGTGCTAGTGACGCCCTTGCCGACCTGGCGGGCGATCGTCGCGGTGCTGGTGAGGTCCGCCTCACCGACGGCGGTGGCGGGGCTCGAGTGGACGGGGAGGCTGTCACTGCAGGCGAGCGACGCCGAGCAGTGGGTGATCTGGCCGATCGTCCAGCCCGCGGGCATGGCGGGCTAGCTGTAGACGGCTTTGATGGTGAACGCGATCGAGTCGCCGGAAGCGAGCCCGATCCCGGTGAAGTCGCCCTTGAGGTAGAGGTTGCCGCCGGAGGCGGCGTCGAAGAGGCCGGCGTTGGTGACGGTGCCGGCGCCGGTCGCGGTGCGGGTGCCGGTCACCTGGTAGGTGTCGTTGGCGACGGTGGTCAGCACGCGGCTCGAGGCGCCAACGGTGTGGTCGGTGCCGGCCGCCGTGGCAAGGTCGACCAGCCGCTCGCCGAACAGCGTGGTGTCGGTCTTCGCGGTCGTGCCCGCGCTCACGCCCCAGCCGATGTTCAGGGGCTCGGTGCCGGCGCCCTTGAGGCGGTTGGTGGTGATGTCGAGCCCGGCGTTTACGACGTAGGTCGCCACAGCTTCCTCCAGAGCACGCGGGTGAACAGGTCGCGGGTATTGCTCCGCAATGCCCGCCAGTGCCGGTAGTGCAGGTTCCAGCGGACGATCGACCACCAGCTCCTGAGCCCGTCGTCCATCACGAAGCGGGCGCGGTAGCCGTCGTGGCCGACGAGCTCGCCGCCGAACTCGAAGCGAACCGTGGTGCGGGCGTTGAGGTCACTCACACCGGTGCCCTCGAGGGAGTCACCGGACCGGGCGGCGCCGGGGGTGACGCCTGACCCGGCCCGGGGGCTCCCGGCGCGGCAGACGGGCCTCCTCCTGGCGGACCTGGGAGCATCGAGGCCTGCTGCAACATCTGCTGCTGCGCCTGCACCGCCATCGCGTTCATGTGCAGCTGGCAGTGGTTCTCGACCAGCTGCCAGGTGCGCATGTCCTGGCTGAACATGGCGCGGTCCTGGATCAGGCGGTGGCGGACGAGATGCGCCTGGTGGATGTCGTAGTAGGCGATCGGCATCGCCACCCCCTGCAGCAGGTAGTGGTTCTCGAGCTCGGCCTTCTCGCCCGGGTCCTCCACGCCCTCGGCGGGCAGCTCGAGCGCGACACCGGCGTCGAGGGATTCCTTGAACCAGCGCACCCAGACACCGGGGTTCTGCAGCGCGGCCTGCGCGTTCAGGGCCGCCGTCCAGATGTCCGTGATCTTCTGCAGCTCGCTGGCTTGCGAGCGCGGCTTGGCGGTGCCCTTGCCGATCTTGACGACGAAGAAGGGCGGAATCTTCGTCGAGTCGAAGATGAACGGCTCGAGCCGGTCGTCGCCGGCGAGCGCGATCTGCTTCGCCGGCCCCCAGTAGGTGCGGATGTCGCTGACGGTGTCCTCGACCAGCTGCCCGATCGCGCGGCGGCGCTCGAGGTAGATCTGCTCACGCTTGGTGGTATCGAGCTCGTTGATGAGCGAGAGCTGCGAATAGGTGGTCACGTTCTGCGGGTTCTCACCGCGGCGGGGGCCGTTGATGCCGCTGGCGTGGACGAGGTCGTCGCGCATCGCCTCCACGTCAGCCTGCATCCACTGCCCCGGCCCGGCGCCCTGCACCACCTGCGGCGCCCGCTCCTGCGGGTCGACCTCGACGATCTCGTTCACGAGCCCCGACTTGCGCTTCGCCTTCGAGTCCGTCTGCACGATCACGAACGGCATGTTCCTGTCGATGATCTCGTTGATCTGCGTCCGGCGCTTGTTGATCCCACGCTGCCCGTCGCGCAAGACGTCGACGAGCGAGCGCGACCAGAAGCGGCCGGTGACACGCCACCAGTGGAAGTAGGCGAGCCCGCTGCGCCACTTCCCGTCCGGCGCCTGATACGGCAATGAGGTCTGGTGGTCGAGCAGCTTCAGGTCGTTGCCGGCGAACGTGAACACCCGCCCCTGCGGCGAGGCCTTGGTCGGGCGCTCGTAGAAGTCGAACAGCCAGACGTGGTCCCTGAGCCGGTTCGACTTCGCGTCGGTGACCGCGTAGGCGGGCGCACTGACCGTGGGGCTCATGGTCGACAGGCCGAGCCCGGTCGAGATGTCGCTGTCCTCCTTCAGCTGGGCGGCGACGTCGCCGTAGCGCTCCTGCACGTCCGGCAGGTAGGCCGGACGTACGACACACTCCCACGGGAACTGCGACTCGTGCGTGGCGCCGGGCGGCACGATCAAGTCGAAGGAGGACAGGGGCTCCCAACAGATGCAGCCCCTGCGCAGTGGCTGCATCGACACGTCCGGGTTCGGCCCGTCCGCCATCAGCCCCATCGCGCGCATCGGGTCGAGCACGGGCAGCCCCTGATGATGCGGCACGTTGTCCGCGACCACCGGCCCCTG